GTTCATGGTGATACGACGACTACTTTCGCTGGTGCATTAGCATCTTTTTATCAAGAGATTCCCGTAGGTCATGTTGAAGCAGGTCTTCGTACAGGTGATATTTACTCTCCATTCCCAGAAGAAATGAACCGCAAGTTGACCGGTTCTTTGGCAACCTATCATTTTGCACCTACCGCTAGTTCTGAAGCGAATTTAAAACGAGAAAATATTAATACTGATCACCTTTATGTTACTGGTAATACTGTAATTGATGCACTAGATACAACGGTAAAAGATGATTATGTCTTTGATGATGCGGCTATTAATGCACTCGATCCAAATAAGCGTACAGTTCTTGTTACCACACATCGTCGTGAAAACCTTGGTGAACCTATGCGTCACGTATATCAAGCTATTCGCAATTTACTAAATGATTTTGTTGATATTCAAGTGGTATTTCCTGTGCATAAGAACCCTAAGGTACGTCAAGTGGTACAAGAGGAGCTAGGTGATGTTGATCGTGTAACATTAATTGATCCTTTAGACTATGAACCATTTGCAAATTTAATGGCTAAGTCTTACTTGATTTTAACTGATTCCGGTGGTATTCAAGAGGAAGCACCTGCTCTTGGCAAACCAGTTCTCGTATTGCGTGATACTACAGAGCGCCCAGAAGCTGTTGATGCGGGCACAGTTCGTCTTGTGGGTACCAATAAAGATGCCGTGTATAAGGCTGCATATGAGCTGTTACATGACGAAGAGGCATATAAAACGATGTCTAATTCCGTCAATCCATATGGTGATGGCAAGGCATCTGAACGGATTTTACAAGCTTTGCGTCATGAATTCTTGGGCGATGCTAATCGACCAGATCGATTTGGTAAATAATATGGACAAGGATATGGTGAAAGCTCTGGCGATGGCTACATCGGCAGGGCTGACCCTTCTATTTTGTATCGGTGGATTTATCTGGATAGGATATAAACTGGATACATGGATGGATACCATGCCATTATGCATGGTTATTCTTGGTTTAATCGGTGCTGTAACAGGCTTTTATATGTTATATAAACAAATACAATAATGCTATAAAGCCGGTAAATATACGTATTTACCGGCTTTATTTATTTGCAGATTGTTTTAAATTCTTTAAACTTAGCTTGGTTGCTCAACCGTTGCTCAACTTTTGGCGAAAGTTAAAGACACGTAATCCTCTCCTAAAAGGCTATCCTTATCAGGTAATTTATTTACTGCTGCTACTAATTCAGATACGTCTTTATGGATATATACTTGATTTGTTACGTCCGAATGTCGATGACCTAATATGGTTTTTGTTGTAGCTTCAGATATACCAATATGAATTAATAGCGTAGCGCATGTATGCCTTCCATCGTGCGGAAGGTGCCCAGGGAAGTGTTTGTTTAAGTAGTTGCGAATAGCTACTAATAAATGCTTAGGAGTATCTTTTGGAAGTAAATATTCGTGCCGTTGGAAGCTGCTTAAATTATACCACTCTTTAATAAAAGGCAGGATAGATTCTGCGATTGGAATGATGCGGTTTTTACCTGCTGCAGTTTTACTGCCACCAATCATGTATCTATCTTTAATATAAACATCTTTTAGTTTAATGCCTTGGATTTCACCTGGCCGCATTCCTGAGTATATGTATACTAATAATATGCGGGCGTCCCGATCTGCTTTTGCCAACTCCCATAAACGAGATATCTCAACAGGTGTAAAAGGTTTATGGATTTCGGATTTTACCTTTTGAGGAAGCGTTACAAGCGCAGCATAGTTTTTATCAACGATATCATTTTTTATGGCAGCGTCAAAAGTTGCTTTCATAGCAGTTTTAATCTGTACTAAGGTTGTGTGGCTCATATCAGCATATCTATCAATGACGTCTTGCATATGCGCGAGTCTTATATCCTTGATAGGTATTTTTAGTAAATGCTCAACTTTCTTTTTATTGTAAAGGTACCCGCCTTTTTCTAGGATAACCCCTTTGCGCATCTTATCTTCAATCATCCATTCCCAGCATTGGCCAAAGGTCGTATCCTTGACTTCATATTGCGGAGCGTTGGCGTCATAAGCCGATAGGGCATTATACGCTTCTTTTTGCGTCGCAAAGGTACCTATAGATTTACGTAAGGGTTTACCCTCAGAGTTATACCCCAGGGTCACCACGGCTCGATACGGCTTACGCAAAGCCTTATGTTTCATTTTATAAACGGATCCTGTTCCGTTGGCACGTTTCATGGCCATAATATGTCCTCCTTGGTATAGTGATTAGCCTTAGAGGTATGCTATAATGGTTGTGGAGTAAAAATAGAGTACCTCTTAAGTATGATATTTTTAAAGGCCCTCACTGCGGTGAGGGCTTATTTTTTTATCACAAAGCCAGTCATCATGCGGGTTGCTTCGATTTTGTTGGCGTCAACAAAATCGAAGCAACCCGCATGATGACTGGCTTTTTCAACAAAAAGACCCATCCTGGTGCGCTGTAGTCGTTAAACTCTGAAGCGTGGATGGGTACTATAGTATATCACGCTGTGCAAGGGGGTGATTTAGAAATTATTAATGCTGACAGAGTCTACTTCTCCCGTATCGGCTTTGATTTTTACAAAGAACATGCCGCGAACCATTGCGCCAAATCCATTCTGCGCGTCAACCGTACCACGAACGGTAACGCTATTATCATAACGAATGACTTGTTTTATATCAAATTTAGCAGTAGATGGCGCCTTTAGTCGAGTGGATACCGCATCTTTAGCAGCCACTTGATATGCTGCTTTTTGTTGATCACTAATATAGACATTGCTAATATCGTCTGTCTTTTGGCCGTTTTTGTAAACGGTAGAGAAGCTATTTTCGATTTCACTGACTTTATCATCCTTGATACGGAAGAATGTTTGGCCATACTTCTCATCAACAATGTAATACACGCCTTGCTGGCCTGCTACTTTATTTACATTGCTGAACTCAGTGACCCCAACACTTTGTAGTTCAGTAAGAACCTGCTGGGACTGTTCTTTTGATAAACCTGTAGCATCTTTGATATTATCAACAGGTCCCCCGCAGCCGGCAATACATAAAGCAGTAATTAAAACCCCTGTTACTAACACTTTTTTCATTTTATTGATCTCCCTGCGTTAAATAATATGGTGATAAAAGTCGATTCCGTTAAAATCCCCATCTTCAAGCTGAGACATTCTAACCATACGTTCGACTAAATTAACATGATGATCAACATAAAAGTCATCACGAATAATATGACTTAGCTCATGTTTTATTTCATCCTTCATGCGATCGTGAGGGAGGTTTTTATTTATGTAGATATTATGCGTATCTACATCCTCTGACTCTTCAGAAACCGCTTTAGCATTCGGCAAGTCACAATAAATTAAATTAATAATCAATAATATCACGCCCCCTAGTATATATTATTTATGCTTGGATTTTAAGAATTCAATGTATTTGACTGTTTCTTCCATTTCCTCCTTGGATATATCTTTTGCTGCGGAAAAGAGCATGCGTGCCCCTGGACGTGTACGTAGATACTCTGCAAATTCGGCTGCTTCCGCGTCAGAATAGTACCCTCCTTCAACATGTTTTTCTACTAATTCAGATTTAGGTACCCCAAAATAATTTGCCATCATCTCTATTTTATCAATTCTAGGGTAAGTATTACCTTTTACCCAATCTGTAAAAGTTGTGTATTTAAAACCTAAGTCTGCACAAATTTTATTTCGGTCTATTCCTCGACTATCCATTAAGCGTTGGATATTTTCGGCCATAATGGCCTTATTACCTAAATCACTCATGTTGAAATCCTCTCAAATTAATATTATTAATATACCTATATATTACGATAGTTCCGTAAAAAAATCAATAATTTACGGAAATTTTACGATATTTTATGCTTAATTTATGGACATTACGGTTTATCCGTACTACAATGATAAATGTAAACAGGAACTACACATCAGAAAGGAGGTAGCCCATGAAATACACGTTGAAGATGTTGAGGGCGTCAAGAAATTGGTCTCAAGTAACTGCAGCAATGCATGTTGGGGTATCTGTTGATACGTGGGGGAATTGGGAACGCAAACGCTCATTCCCTGATGTACCACACATCAAAAAGATACAAGAGGTCTTCAATGTAGCCTATGACGACATTATTTTTTTATAATCGATTACGGTTAAATCGTTACAGAGCAAAAGGATGAAAAAATGACAAATCAAACAAAGAATGATATCCACGCAGTAATAAGTCTGTGTTGGTGGTTATTAGCTATCAGCCTATCAGCTGCTATTAGCTTATTCATCATTATTGTTGCAGTAATTACGGCATTACAAATCTAGGAGGTAAACATGATCACTAAAACAATTGCCGTTTGCCAGATGGCCACGGTATTGGGAAGAACTATGACCGCGATACGTGAATGTATCGCAAGAGATAAGTTCCCCTTTGCGCAGTGCTGGCAAACGGAGGGCAAAAAGGGTCGCACCTTTTCAATTGATAGAGAAGGGTTTCGATTCTACTTGGCCAACACACTGGGCTGGCCGGAAGAGAAGATTAATGAAGCATTTAAGGAGGCGCATATCGTATGAACATATACGGATACTTTAACGAAAACATTAATTCACACGTTGTAGAAATTAATGAGTGTGAAACGCTTACTGATGAAATCGTGAAATCAGCCAGAACTTTTATATCAAACGCTATCAAATGGGATAGCGGTGCTTACAGACCTGTAGCCGATGCGCTTCACAAAAGGCTACTTAACGATATTTATAAGGCCGAATATGAAGTCGAGTATGAAAAGAGGTATCAATGGCCAGATGCAACAAACTCTTACGAGTATGGCAATGAAATCGCACACCGTGAGGCGGACAGATTGGCCTGTAAGCTAGTCGATGAATTAAAAGACGAAAACATCGAACGGCTTTATAACATATTGAAAGGGTATAGGCAATGATGAAAGTTATTTACGCAATCCGTGCTGTGGCCATCATATTTATGGCTGGATCTGTGGGTTCGGTAGAAATAGATCGTGTGGATTTATGGACAGGTTTTTGCCAAAGCATGCTCGGGATTTCCTTGTATATCAATTCCAACTACTGGGAACAAACAGTGAGACAGTTAAACAGGAGACAGAAATATGACAGATCAAGAAATTCTGTACAATGCTTACAACGATAGCGGTGTACAAACCAATGAGGAAGTAATGGCCTTGCTAGGGTGGTCGAATGATAAAGTACGAAACATCAAAGCAAAATTGAAGATACGCGGCTTTATTGATTACACCTTTGGCTCGCCAGTTAAAATCCTTAAACCGTATAGGGAGGTAGTAGATACACCCGAAACGCTTAAGGCACAAATATATCGTGAAATGCTTGAGGTCTACATGGAAGACTTTAGAACGCAAGATACGTTCAAGGATAGGCTTCTAGTAGGTCAAGAAATTCGCATGATTCTTAAATGTGTATAAGGAGAATATTATGGCAACTATTACAAAATCAGCAGTTCGCGACTTTATCCGTAGTGAATATTTGAAAAAGTACGAGCCTTTGAGAAACGCACGAACAGAAGCTTTGCGAAACGCTGTAGAAGCAAGCGCTCTATTTGTGAAATTTAAAGATATAGTATCTTCTGCGGAATCGGTTGCGAGTGCGTTAGAAAAAGCCGGATACGGCTCAGAATTTAGACGAAATCTTGTCTCTTGTGATAAGGCGTTAAATCGTACAATAGGCAATTTGTATACGGCGGGGCTAGATAAACCTAGGGATGAGATTAAATTACTCTATACAATTGCAAAACCATATGATGAAAAACTCAAAAAGTTAGAGAACGCTTATCAATCTGCGCGTCGTGTTATCGATGCCGCACCTGGAGGTAAAGCAGCTGCCGATATTTTAAAATCGTCAGGACTTGACTTTTATGAGTGGCAAAATACTGACAAGGGATCAACATTAGATTTAAGTGCACTGAAGGGCGGTGATTAAATTGCAAGATTGTACAACGTGCCCAAATAAAGATTATTGCATTCCTGATGAATGCTTAGGCACAAAAAAAATGCCCTCACGCACGGCAATGCGTAAAGGGCACATGGAAAAATATCCATTCAAAGTATATCACATCGTTAAACCGAAAGGAAATAGAACAATGATCGAGTTAAAAATCACAGTAGATAAAGCAGTTGAATTAGAACAAGAAGTAAAAGACCTTTACCAATCCATCGTAGGCGCTCCAGTTAAAGAAGAAAAACCTGCTAAAAAGGAAGCTTCTAAAGCTGTGCCGGTTAAAGAAGAAGCACCGGCTCCTAAGGAAGAAAAAACAGCACCTACAGTGGAACCAGCCAAAGAAGAACCGGTAAAACAAGAAGTTCCTAGCCTCGAGGCAACTCGTGAAGCAGTGAAAGATGTGATGGCCAAAGCTGCGGACAAGACGCAAGCTAAAACAGAATTCAAAGCCTTCTTAGATAGCATCGGTGCTGAAAAGGTAACTTCCGCTACCGATGAACAACGCATTCAAATCATGGAATGGGTGAACAGCCGTGGCTAAGAAACACGCCTTACTGGGTGCATCAAGTAGTGCCAGGTGGCTCGTATGTACTCCTTCAGCAAGATTAGAGGCGATGTTCCCAGATGAACAATCGCCCTATGCTGCAGAAGGTACTGTAGCTCATGACCTGGCAGAATCAATCCTGCGTCATAAGCTCGAAGGCAAAAAAGCGCCTAAGCTAGATGACTACTCTACTGAAATGATAGAAGCCGTTAACCGATATGTCGATATTTGCGAAGAGAAGATAAACGAGGCTCGCGCCCGTTCATCTGATGCGGAAGCCATGATTGAAGCACGGCTCGATTTCTCCAGGTGGGTGCCTGATGGCTTTGGCACTGGAGACATGGTAATCGTAGCTGACGGCATCCTGGAAGTGATTGACCTGAAGTATGGTAAGGGCGTTCCAGTGAGTGCCATTGAAAATACACAAATGCGACTCTACGCATTAGGTGCTTACGACGTTAACGAGTTCTTGTATGACGTTAAATCGGTCCGTATGACCATCGTTCAGCCAAGACTTGATAGTGTATCTACCGATGAAATGGCGCTTGAAGAACTGCTTGATTGGGGCGAAGAAATAAAACCAATCGCGCAACGTGCCTTTCATGGTGAAGGCGATTGTACACCTTGCGATTACTGTAACTTCTGTAAAGCTCGGCACACCTGCAGGGCGTTAGCTGATACTTGTCTTACTGCTTTTTATAAGGATGGGGGCAAGCTCAATCAATTGCTAACAGACCAGGAAGTATCTGACATCTTGGCAATGAAAGATTTAATCACGAAATGGATTAAAGGTGTTTACGACTTTGCCTACGAGAAAGCATTATCCGGTGAAAAGCAATGGCCGGGATACAAATTAGTGGAAGGTACTTCAAGACGTACTATCACGGATCCTGAGGCAGCAGCTAAAACATTACTTGATAATGGCTACAAGGAAGAAGACATTTTTAAACCGCGTGAACTCGAAGGTATCACGAATCTGCAAAAGGTACTCGGTAAAAAGGGCGTTGCCGAATACTTAGAAGCGTATATCGACAAACCGGAAGGCAAGCCTACACTTGTACCGGACAGCGATAAACGCCCTGCGATTAACACAGTTGAAACAATGATGAATGAATTTGATGATGAGGTATAAACATGAATAAAACAGTAACAGCGGTACTCACGATTTCTGCGCTAGCTGTCAATGTAGCCGGCGCAACTAGCAATAATACATTAGGCGGGACAAATAATACTATCTCCGCAACTTCTACAAGCTCAATGGTATCCGGTTTCCAAAATCACATTGCTGCGAATAACGCGTTTGCATTTGGTACTAACAATACTGTAACAGGTGAAAATGGTTTTGCTGGTGGCAATAATGCAAAAGCATCCGGCCGTAACTCCTTCGCGTTTGGCTCTCACGCTGAGAGCTTAGTAGAGTACACCATCGCTATAGGTAACCAGGCACGAACTGCATCTTATGATAGCGTCGCTATCGGCAACGGCGCGTTCGTATCTGGAGAATCTAGTGTGGCCTTTGGCCATTCTAACAATGTGACCGGAGAAAACTCCGTCGCGGTTGGCGCTAATAATGGCACAGTAGCAGGTGGCCAGTCCGCCGTAGTTGGCTACAATAATAAAATTGGCTCCGACAAAGAGCAATTAGTGTTTGGTTCTAACTCCGAATCTAGTGGCCAAGGCGCGTTGGTATTTGGTACGCATGCAAAATCATTAGCCACTGATGCAGTAGCCTTTGGTAATAATACAATCGCAGATCGTGCCAACGCCGTTGCTATCGGCACCAACTCGGTGACCGATGATGCGGTAGGCGTTGATGGCGTAGACCTAAATGGTACCCGTCATGTCTTCGCCGGTGAGCAACCTGGCGCCGTAGTTTCCTTTGGCTCCAAAGCTCGCACGGGTGCAGGTGGCGTGGCTCAATATAACAGACAACTCCAAAACGTGAGCGCAGGGCGTGTTAAGGCTGACAGCTTGGACGCTGTCAACGGCTCCCAGTTATACGCTGCGTACGATGAAATTAATACGTTAGGGGAAAAAGTAAGCGAACATGATCAACAAATTAATCGAAATACTAATAGCATTGGAACTATCAATAGCCGTATTAATAGGATTGATATCGGTATTAGCACTAATACTAAAGATATTGCAGACTTAAAGGACAAAATCGATAGAAATACAATTGCTATTAGAAACGAATTAAATAACAAAATTAATGCATCAGAACAACGTATTAACCGATTAGGTGCAAGCTCTGCAGCATTAGCTGGGCTCCATCCTTTGGAGTTCAACAAAAATGATAAGGTCAGCTACGCAGTTAGCTACGGCCATTATCGTAACAGCAATGCCGTAGCGCTCGGCGTATTCGCTAGACCTAATGAACGTATCATGTTGGGCTTTGGCGCTACTTTGGGCGGTGAAAATCAATACAATGTAAGCGTTTCTTTTAAAACAGGAAGGGGCGCGGACTACGTAGCAGAAGCAAGGGATGCACAAAGCCGTATCTCTAAGCTAGAAGCATTAGTAGCGAAGCTAATGGCGGAGGTTGAAAAATGACTTCCGTACGAGCTATCGCTATAGAGCTTCATGAACGGGGGCATTACCTCGACGAGCTTTACCAAATTACTATTGCCTATGCTACTAGCTTATACACGCGATATTGTACGGTAGATGCTAGATGCGACGCGATAGAACTTAGATATCAAACGGAAGAAGAGGAGTTAGACCCATATGAGTATCCTTGGTTAGAGGATGAGGAGTGGGACCGACTCGATGATGAACGTTCTGATATCGAAAATGAATTAGATGAATTGTTTAATACAGTAATAGGGTTTGATTATGAACATGACCCATTTAAGAAATAAGGAGACAGTAACATGGCTAAATTAACAACTGGTGTAGTAAGACTTTCTTATGCAAATATCGCTTCCCCTCGTAAAAACGACGACGGCAAAGCAAAATATAGTTCCCAAATCATTATCGATAAAACAGATAAGAAGACTATCAAAGCTTTCGAACGTGCGATTGAAGAACTTAAAGCGGATCCGAAAGCAGTTGCTAAGGTAGAAGGCAAAGCTGCATACCTCAAATTGAACTTACGCGACGGCGATACTGATGATGCAGTAGTTGACCAACCTGAAACATATGCTGGCAAATACTTCATTAACGCTAACAGCGATAAGCAACCTATCGTGTTTACACGCGACAAAATCAAAATGGATGACTTCGACATCGAAGAAGAAATCTACTCTGGTGTATATGCACAAGTTGCGCTTTCCGTTTTTGCCTATAACTTCAATGGTAAGAAGGGTGTAGGCTTTGGCCTAAACGGCATCCGTAAAGTTAAAGATGGCGAACGCCTTGGCGGTGTACATGTATCTGCTAATGACTTTGGCGATGATGATTTAGGCGACCTAGACGATGACGACGATTTAATCTAAGGAGGCAATTATGGAGCTCAGTATTGATGTGGAAACCTATTGCGCCTGCCCTATTAAATATGGGGCGCAGCGATATGTTGACGATACAACATTTGAAATACTGCTCTTTGCCTATAGCTTTGATGATGAACCCGTCGAAGTAATTGATATGACAAAGAATCCACTACCCGAAAGGGTGGTGGACGCTTTGTATAATAAGGAAATTACAAAGACAGCGTTCAATGCAGCGTTTGAAATGTTATGCCTAAAAAAGTACTTCCCTGATGCGGACTACACGAATTGGGAATGTACCTCTGTACTTGCTTTGTACTGTAGCTTGCCGGCGAGCCTCGATAATGTGTCTAAGGCTTTACGATTAGGAGAAGCCAAGGATTCACGGGGTAAACGATTGATTCAATTTTTCTCCGTTCCGCGTAAGCCTACGAAGACAAATCCTAAGACACGTAATATGCCTGAGGATGCGCCAGACAAATGGGCGGAATTTATTGAATACAACCGGCAGGACGTAGTGGTTGAAAAGGCCATTCGTAAACGCTTGCTTTCATTAAAACCGCCGGACATTGAACATGAGTATTGGCTACTTGATCAAGACATCAACTGGAGAGGCGTAAAGGTAGATATGGACCTCGTCGATGCAGCGCTTCAATGTAACGATGAAATAGTAGAAAAGGCCACTGCATCATCGGAACGGCTAACAGGGCTAGATAACCCCAATAGTACATTGCAGCTTAAGGATTGGATATCTGATCGGCTTGGCTATGAAGTCGAGACCATGCGAAAAGATGACGTGTCAAATCTACTGTCACAAGATATTCCTTCCGATGTGCGTACCGTGCTGAAGAACAGGCAAGTCCTGGGCAACTCTTCAATTAAAAAATATTTGGCCATGAAAAATGCCGTATGCTCCGATGGCCGTATCCACGGTATGCTTCAGTTCTACGGAGCTATGAGAAGCGGGCGATGGGCAGGTCGTGTAGTACAACTGCAGAACCTTCCTCGTAATTACCTAGAAGATTTAGATACAGCTCGGGACGTTCTTAAAAGTAGAGATGTAGAATTGCTAGACCTACTCTATGGAAATCCTGGTGATGTGATTAAGCAACTCATTCGTACGGCTCTTGTAGCCGAAGAAGGACACCGCTTTATTGTAGCTGATTTCAGTGCTATTGAAGCCCGCGTTATCGCTTGGCTTGCTCACGAGCAGTGGCGACAAGATGTATTTGCGCAAGGTGGAGACATCTACTGCGCATCCGCGTCTAGTATGTTCCACGTTCCTGTTGAGAAGCACGGCGTGAATGGGCACCTTCGACAAAAAGGGAAGGTAGCGGAACTAGCACTCGGCTATGGTGGCGGTGTAGGAGCCATGAAATCGATGGACTCAAAGGGGGAAATTCCAGAATCAGAACTTCCCGGTATCATCGAAGCATGGAGAAGAGCCAGTCCACGAATTACACGATTTTGGAAGGATGCAGATACTGCGGCCAAGAAAGTCGTCAAGACTGGCGAACCTGCACGAATTAGACAAGGTAATATTCGATTCTTTAAATCGAAAGGGTTTATGTTTATCGAGTTACCCTCCGGACGTAGGCTTGCTTACGCAAGGCCTAGAATAGGGCTTAATCGGTTCGGTAGTGAATCAATTGAGTATGACGGTATGGATCAGGTTAAGAATACATGGGGCCGGGTTGAAACCTACGGCGGAAAGCTCGTCGAAAACATTGTACAAGCCGTTGCAAGGGATTGCTTGGCCGCATCAATGCTAAGACTGGCAAAAGCAGGGTACAAAATTGTAGCCCACATCCATGACGAGGTGGTTATTGAAGCACCTATAGGTGGAGGTAGTTTAGATGAAGTCATAGACATTATGTGTAAACCTGAGCCCTGGAATGAGGGCCTCATATTAAATGCAGCGGGATTTGAAAACCCGTATTACATGAAAGACTAGGAGGAAGTCATTATGATTAACAAAGAACAAATTAAACAACAACGCGAAGCCATTGATAGCTTATACGAATTAGTAAAAAACGCACCTGCTAGCGAACGTAAAGACTCCGCTATGGCGTACTGCGAGGGCTGTATTGCTGCTTGTGATTTAGGGCTTAAAGTACTCAATGGTAAAAAAGCAGAGCCCGCAAAGACTGAAGAAACACCAACAGTAGATGATGCTCCTAAAGTAGAAGAACAAGAAAAGCCAAAACGCAAACGTACTTCTAAGAAGAAAGCACCTGTTGAAGAAACGTTACCAGTTGAGCCCGCTCCAGTAGTTGAAGAAGAAGACGATTTGGACGATTTATTATAAGAAAGAGGTTAGCGCCTTATGAAGGTATTATTTAGTTTGTCAGTTAAAAAGCTGTATGACCTAGTACGGCGCAAGCAAGTGAACTCTTGGTCACCTGCTGTACATTACCACGTAGATTGCGGGCAATCCTTTGCCTGCTTGTGGCCTTCCGTGTCATCCGGTATGGGCAAAATCGTAGACCCCTATATGTCAAATGAGTTTTATTGCCCGCAATGTGGTGAACTCATTCACACAAATGATGATTGTGTTGCTGAGGTTTCGAGTAATGATAATATTCCGCTTGATATTGAACTTTCAATCATCGATAGGGGATCAATATTAGACGTTAAATTCGACTACCACACAGTGTATGTCGATAATGATATGCAGTCGATTTACCCCGGATACAAACCGCATCTTATCGACATATTGCGTTTTGATTTTAAACAAGGAAAAGTATTCCTGGTTCAAAAGAAACGCACTCGTGCCGATATAGTATCTGAAATCGAGCCTAATATATCGTGCTTTTATTCAAAGTCATTACCCTTACGATGGCTTGTAACAACTCCAAATTGTCGATTAGCGGAGCATAAAAACGAGCTAAAGACTTTTGCCAAAGTGCTAAAGGAAGCCTATTTTACTAAGTTATCTAAAAAAGTAGGCTACAGAGTTAAGGCTATTAGGCAGGGTGTTTTATTATCAGCCAAATATGGGGCCCTTGATAATTTGCTCCATAACCTAATTTGGAAAATGCACGCACCGGATGCGCCCGCTCTTAATGATACATTAGTTAAAGACTATGACACCTATTTTAGGCCTTTCGGATCTGATAAGGTGGGCACCTCAAGTATTACTGAGTTAACAAGCACCGGTACACCATTTATTAAAGCTTTAATACAGCTTTATGAATTGCCGGATAAGCGATGGGTTCGGAGATTACTGTCAATACGCCCTTTCTTTTATGTGAAAGTAATTAAAACTGCCAGCAAGATATTCAAAAGCATGGATTATCAAAAGGCCTTTACAGACCTCGTAGCAGAGGAAGGCGGAGGCACAGGATATATTCAATCGTGGCCAATATGGAACAGCGAACAAGCATTGCTTATGTTTACAAAGTTCCTATCCATCATGATGCACCAATACGGTGAGCGGCGTACTCTACTGTTCATTAAAAATGCCGATTCTTATTCTGAAATTAAAGATACATCTGATATGTATCTCAGATTATCAAGAAGCAAGAAGAAGGAAGTTTGGGCTAAACGGATTCAAATTAAAGACCTGCACGACGAGATTGTGTGCTTATCTAAATTTGAAGAAGCCGAAAACTTACCGGTGCAACAGAGCTTACGCCATAAAAAGTTAGCAGATTCAGTTGAAGGGCTAACTTTCAACGTGATCAAATCAACGCACGGCATCATCCGATTAGGCGTGCAATTGAATAATTGCGTTGGAACTTACGTCGATAAGGTAAAAGCTGGAACGTGTGCTATAGTAGGCGTCTATAAGAGTGACAAGCCTGTAGCCTGTATTGAAGTTAATCCTAGCAAGGATACAGATAACTTCGTTGAAATACACCAGGCTAAGTTAAAAAACAACAGATGTGTTAGTGATAACCACGATGTCAATTATGCTGTATGCCAATGGGTTAAGAAGCATAAATTACAAGTACCCCAATTTATAAGAGACATCCAATTTGCGAAGGGAGGAGCGATGTAATATGGATACAAATATCATCATAGCTACGGGCAGAAATCGCTCCGCCCGTAGCTGGAAGTCTCAGAAAATGACTTGGAGTGCGTTGGCCAACAAATTATCTACGCCAACAGTCACTAACGAAACGGCAGCTGAATACGTTAAAATGCCTAAGGACGAAAAGGGCCGGAGGAAAGATGTGGGCGGTTTCGTAGGTGGCTATATTCCCAATAATGGTAGACGAGTTAGAGGGGAAGTCAAAGAAAGATATTTGATTACCCTTGATGCGGATTCACCTAGCGAGGATTTTATTTCGAACCTTGATTTGGAACTAGGAGATATGGAATACGTGCTATACAGTACGCACAGCCATACCCCTGATAATCCACGATACCGCATCATCATTCCGACCGATAGAGTGATGTCTCCTGATGAGTACCAAGCAGTCTCGAGACGTATCGCCGATGATATTGGTATCGAATCTTTCGATTCCTCAACGCATCAGGCGGAGCGCCTTATGTATTGGCCGAGTTGCCCTAAAGATGTTAAATATGTATACCAACATAATGAAGGCAAGCTAATTTCAGTCGATACGTATTTAAGTACATACAGGGACTGGCGTGATACGAGCCTTTGGCCAACATCAAGTAAAGAATCTCAAATCAGGCTGGATGCAGCGAAAAAGCAAGGTAATCCATTAGAGAAAAAAGGACTACTCGGCGCCTTTTGTAGATGCTACAGTATCACAGAAGCGATACATAAGTTTCTCCCTGAAGTCTACGCGCCAACGCAGCACGAGGACCGATACACGTATACAGAAGGCAGCTCAGTAGCAGGCCTAGTTATCTACGATAATGACACGTTTGCTTACTCGAATCATGCAACTGACCCTATCAGCGGTAAGCTCGTCAATGCCTTTGACCTAGTACGAATTCACTTATTTGGTGCCGAAGATGCTGACGCTGATCCGCGCACCAAAGTAACAGACCTACCGAGCTATAAGGCAATGCTTGATTTTGTTAATGAAGACGGCGCCGCGCCTGTACTGCTCGATAAGGAGCGTATGGCTGATATGGAGTTTGAAGATATCACGGACGAGGATGAAGACTTTCTCGAAAAACTTAAACGTGACCGCCGTGGTACACCTGAATCAGATGTATTCAACTGCTTAATCGTTCTTAAATACGACCCGGCGTTAAAAGGTAAAATCCGTCTTGACGAATTTGCGCACCGATTAGTCGTGATTGACGATTTGCCGTGGCGTGATAAAGACGAAACCCCGTACTGGACTGATACAGACGATGCGTGCTTACGTAATTACTTCGCTACGAAATACCTAATTAAGGGTAAAGGCATTATCGATGATGCCTTACAGGAAGTCACGCAAACCAACAAATTCCATCCTGTGCGAGAGTACCTAACAGGTCTAACCTGGGACGGTGAATGTAGAGTTGACACGCTATTCATCGACTATATCGGTGCCGAGGATACCGAATACATTAGGGCTGTTACACGTAAATGGATGTGCGGCGCTGTAGCACGTGTTATGGTGCCTGGTATCAAGTTCGATACGGCTATCGTATTATACGGCTCTCAAGGTCTCGGTAAATCCTTAATATTAGAACGCTTAGGCCGTAAATGGTTCAATAATTCGTTAGTGGACATCAAAACCAAAGATGCCCTTGAACAAATTCAAGGCTCTTGGATTAATGAACTCGCCGAACTGGCACCCACCTATAAGAATGATAATGAAATTGTAAAAGCCTTTATCAGCCGTACCTCTGACCGGTTCCGCTCACCGTATGGCAGGCGTACCGAAGAGTACCCTCGCCAGTGTGTATTCGCGGGTTCCACTAATAATTTGATGTTCCTTAAAGACCGTACAGGTAACCGCCGATTCTGGCCAATTACAGGCGACAAAGATCGTAAGACGAAAAACGCCTGGGATATAACGCAAGATGACATCGACCAATTATGGGCGGAGGCTTACTATTACTGGTCTAATGGTGAATCCTTAGTACTCGAGGGAGACCTTGAGGAAGAAGCCTTACGAATCCAATTATCACACACAGAAGGTGGTGAACTCGTAGGACTCATTGAGGAATACCTTGAGATGTTATTACCCGAAGATTGGGAGTCGCTAGATATATTTGATAGACGCGATTATATCAGGAACTATGGCGATGACGATCATTGCGGTTCAGTGCAGCGGGAGCGGGTGTGTGCCCTTGAGATATGGTGTGAAGTGATGGAGGGGGACAGGAAGAACCTGCAGAACGCAAAGGCGAGAGAAATCATTGATATCTTGCAATCCATAAAAGGGTGGAGCCCTTATTCAAAGAGCGTTGGTAAAATGCGATTTGGGAAGATGTATGGCGTGCAAAGAGCGTTTATAAGGGAGGACAGTACACTCCAAAATAAGGCAAAAATGATAGTTAAAAATCGTAAATAATCGTGTTGCCGATTTTTGTTGCCGATTAGCTAATTTTTAAGTATCGAAATACATCGAAATAGTTTTTATACAAGCCTATACATCGATATGTTTTGATATAGCGAAAATAATCGGCAACGGCAACACGTGTGGCAACAAAATCGGCAACACGTGTTGTGTAGTTGTTGTCTATCTTAATTGCAATTTGTTGCCGATGTTTTCTATTATTTACTATTAATTAAAAATAATAAATATATGAATAAGTGCTTGTATACGTATACAAGCAAAAAACGCAAATACGCGTATATATATATGTGAGAAAAAAAAACAAAACATCGGCAACACAACCCCGATGAAGCCAGATTTTATATAGGCTGAGGCCTGTTGCCGATTATTTATTGAGAATGGAGTGAGAGAATGGAAAAAGACATCGAGCGTTGGTTGGGAAATCAACTCAAAAATCTGGGGTGCATATATATGAAATTCGTATCGCCAGGAAATGATGGCGTGCCGGACAGAATTATAATCTTACCGGGTGGCCTAGTCGTGTTCGCTGAACTAAAGGACGAGAAAGGGCGATTAAGGCCCAATCAACGCGTGCAGATAGAACGGCTGCGAAAGCTGGGTGCCAGCGTTTCCGTAGTTACCGGCAAATTAGGGGCTACTTTGTTTGTTGATGATATAAGAAGGGCGATTTATGGACTTTCATCCACACGAATATCAAAAGATAGCAATTCAAAGAATCATTGACCATACACACTATGGGCTGTTACTTGATATGGGATTGGGCAAGACCGTTTCTACATTAATCGCTATCGAGCAGTTAATGTATGACCAATTCGATATTAAAAAAGTGCTTCTTATCGCACCTAAAAAAGTAGCAGAATCGACTTGGGTGCAAGAGGCTAACAAATGGAATGAAACAAGCTATTTGAAAATAGCATCTGTGCTAGGTCCTGAAAAGGACCGCATCAAAGCACTTGAAAGTGATTCTGATATCTATGTGATGAATCGTGAGAACGTGCAATGGCTGTATGAGTACTACTTTAATAAGCCAAAACAACCTTTTCCGTTTGATATGTTAGTGATTGATGAAAGTTCATCCTTTAAGAATCCGCAGGCTAAACGATTTAGGGCTATGCGTAAAATGAGACCTCTCTTTAAACGAGTTGTCATTTTAACTGGTACACCGGCACCGAATACATTGATGGATGTGTGGGCGCAGATGTATTTGTTAGATGGCGGAGACCGATTGGGTAAAACAATTACAGAGTACCGCAATCGTTATTTTAAACCAGATAAAACAAATGGGCATATCGTGTATAGCTACAGATTACTGCCCGGCGGCGATACAGCGATATTTGGTAAGATGCAAGATATCTGTATGAGTTTAAAAGCTAAAGATTACCTAACATTACCAGAACGTATCGAAAATGTAATCACGGTAGAGATGAATCCCAAAGAATGGGCGCTTTACAAAGAAATGGAACGTGATCACGTTCTAAGCTTAGTAGATGATGACGATGTAAGTGCACTCAATGCGGCATCCTTGGCCGGTAAATTATTACAACTGGCCAATGGGGCCATCTATACCGATGATGGAGAAACCATTATCGTCCACAATGAAAAGGTTGAGCGCTTGAAAGAATTGGTAGAAACAAATGAGGGAAAACCGATGTTAGTATTCTACAATTTCAAACATGACCTGCAAGCGATTAAAGAAGCCTTTCCAAAAGCGGTTGAATTAAAGACCGATGATGATGTGGCCGAGTGGAACAAAGGACACATTCAAATGTTATTGGCACACCCCGCATCAGCTGGATATGGTTTAAATCTTCAAGCAGGTGGAAATATCATCGTGTGGTATGGGCTAACTTGGAGCCTAGAACAATACCAACAAGCTAACGCAAGACTTCATAGGCAAGGCCAAACGCAACCTGTCATTATCCATCATCTAGTAACAAAAGGAACGATGGATGAGCAAGTGATGAAAGCATTAGAGCGTAAAGAGGTAGGGCAAGATGCACTACTCGAAGCCATTAAATATCGTAAAGAGTTGTACAAGGAGTAAAGTATCATGCAAAAAAAATGTAGAAAGTGTGGCACGAAGTTTACGGTTAAAACTTCAGAAGACTATTGTCCGGAGTGCATGGAAGTTATGACGCCTCCGCCGACCGGTACTAAATTAGAAGTTAGAGAGTGCGAAGGTTGCGGGGAGCCGTTTGAATATTTTAGAAAGCCACAGGGCAGGCCGCGTAAATATTGCCCTGATTGTGCAATTAAATTCTGTCATAAATCCAAGAAGGAAGTTGAGGAGGAAGCAAAAATGACTACAGTAGACAGTAACAAGACAGAAGATAGACAGAAGGTAGACAGTAAAAAGTTAACAGTGTATGTGCCAACTGTTGAAGATAAGGATAAACTGTATGGCGATATCAAGCACGATGCCGTAAATCATCCATCGCATTATACAAGAGGTAAGATTGAAGTGATTGATTTTATTGAAGATCAACAACTGCCGTATCATCTTGGTAATGTCATCAAGTACATTGCACGCGCAGGGTACAAGGGTGATAAACTCGAAGACCTAAAAAAAGCGCGTTGGTATTTGGATAGATACATCAATGAGGTGATGGGGAATGGAACACTTTAAACAAGGTGACTGTGTGTTAGTATCGAATGATAACAAACATTGGTACCATAGGCACTTCTATCGTATTGATGATGTATGGGGCGGTACCGGTAAGGCGCTTGTGTATGCTGAGGGTAAAAGTCCATGGACGGTGAGCCGTAAGCACGAGGACCAATACAAACTGTACGAGATATGGAGCTATTGCAAGGGGGCGGAAGAGTGACCGATAAAGAGTACATGCAACAAATATTACGAATTGATGACCGCATAGATTCAATTAAGCGTGATATTGAGGCACAGATAGAACGTAAGGCGGATACCTTGTCCGCCACGGACTACAGCAAGGATAGGATATCCGGCGGGCATTGCGGCGATTTATCAGGTATAGTAGCTGGTATTGAGCAATGTGTCGAACTGCAACGAAAGGAAATAGAAAGGTTAAAAGCCATTAAAGCAGAAGTCCGTTGGGTGATTAGCCAAGTACGGCCGAATGAGTTAGCAGTCCTACTGACTGAGCGATACGTACAGGGGAAGAGCTGGAAAGAGTTAGCAGGTATCTTATTCTATAGCGAGGCAAGGGTACGCGGCGAGCTACACGATAGGGCCCTGGTTGAGGTAGGACGTATACGTGCTAGATTGAAATAGCGTGGACAATACAAAACGATACAAAACGATACATCGACATGTGGTATACTGTAAGTGTGAAAGTTGGGAAATTTCACAGGAAGTGAAAAAGAAAAGGACGCCAGATGTACTTGGCGTCCTTTTGTATTATGCAGGTTTAATCAATATCATCATAGGGGGTACCTATTCGTAATGCAAATGTGATCCTTTCAAATAACAAACTATATCAAAATAAATTCGCGACACTTCTGAGATGTTTTAGACCAAAAATAGCCTTGTTTAACTACAACCAATACATAATGTAAGAGATTTCCTTGAGTACTTAACTATAACAAATTACTACCATCCTATGGTGATATTGATTAAGCCTACAAATAAAATAGAATCTAACTGCCAATAGAAAGGAGAGAATAGTATGACAGATATTACTTGCCATATTAAAGATTGTTTACATAACAAACGTAATAAGTGTACTGCTAATGCTATTGTCCTTGGCAGTAAAGGTAATTGCAAAGCCAAAGCCTTTGCCAAAGATATGATGAAACATTCACGCAAACAGCACTGGCGAGGAGGCATGTATGGGGGCTAGGGCAACAGTCGAAAGAGGGGGCCATAAAGGTACTCCAAACAAAAAATATTTTCCGTGGGTCATCCGAACCCCGCGGAATGGCTAGTTAGTTATTTTTCCGAACTGCTGTTCGGCTTCAAAACGGTCAACTTTTGAAAGGAGGCGAGACTGTGACTAACGTAACAATCGTTGACGAATTAGTATCATCTAAAATTGTGGCAAAAGTACTCGGAATCAGCTCTCGACGAGTTCAGCAGTTGACCGAGGACGGTATATTCGAAAAGGAAAAACGCGGACAGTACAATATCGCGAAAGCAGTACAAGCATTTATTGCGTATAAAACCGGAGAAAGTAAACTCGAAAAGAAAGCAAGAGAGGGCGGATATGATGCAGAACGAACTTTGTTAACTCGAACTAAACGGATGATTGAAGAAAACAAACTGAAGATCATGAATGGGGAATTGCACCGCTCGAATACAGTTAAAGCCGTAATGAATCGAATGTTGAATAATTTTAAAAGTAAGCTCCAGGCGTTACCATTAAAAGCAGCGCCTAAAGTGCTAGGGGAGACGAATCTGTTAGTCATTCAAGATGCACTTCTCGATGAAGTCAATGAATGCTTAACAGAATTGTCAGAATATGACCCTAACATGTTCCACGATGAGTCCGATGACATCATTGTGGACGACGACGAGGCAGGTGAAGGTGATTGAAGCACACATGCAACCTATTCAAAGGGCTGGCCAGTGTCCTAAAACCACCGCCAAAGTTTACTGCTTCAGAATGGGCCAACGCCAACGTGGTGCTTTCCACAGAGGATAGTGCCGAACCAGGGAAGTATTCTACTGATAGAGCACCTTATCAAAAGGAAATGCTTGATGCGGTGAGTGACCCTGACGTTGAAAAAGTAGTATATATGACAGGCTCGCAAATTGGTAAAACCCAGCTCATTAAAAATGTGTTGGGTTATTTTATTGACTACTTTCCGTCACCCATTATGTTCATGCAGCCAACAAAAGACATAGCTAAAGAGTTTTCGAAAACTCGTATTGCTCCCTTTATTCGTGACACAAAAGTACTGAACGATAAAATGGCCGATGTAAAATCTCGGGACAGTGGCAATACGGTATTGAATAAGACCTTTCCAGGCGGCTACCTGACATTAGTCGGTGCGAACGCTCCAGCAGATTTGGCATCTAGGCCAATTCGTGTATTATTGGCGGACGAAATTGACCGCTATCCAGCATCAGCAGGCACGGAAGGCGACCCTTTGAGCCTAGCAGAAAAGCGTACTAATACGTTCTACAACCGAAAACACGTGTACGCATCTACGCCATTGGCTAAAGGTACCAGCCGGATAGAGAAATTGTATTTAGGCGGTACGCAAGAGGTGTGGCACATTAAGTGCCCTGCTTGTGGTGAATATGTGTATCCTTCCTGGGATAAGTTCCACGCAGACGAGGACACCGGCAAGTACTATTTGGCGTGTGATCACTGCGGAACGCTATCCGAAGAGTTTGAGTGGAAGAAATTATACCGAGAGGGCAAATGGATTGCGGAAGCGCCGGAGAATTTAAAGAAGTACAATTGCCGAAGCTTTCACATGAACGCGTTTGGCTCGCCTTGGGCGTCTTGGGGTAAACTGCAAGATAAATACGAGGAAGCCACTAAACTCGGGACGGCCGGCGTTAAGACGTTCTTTAATACTGAAATGGGTATTCCTTATGAAGAGGATACAGAAACATTACAATCGGAAGAACTTTACGAACGCAGAGAGGACTACGGAGCGGAGCTACCAGACGGAGTACTACTCTTAACCTGTGGCGTCGATACGCAGGACGACCGCTTAGAGTGTGAAATCGTCGGCTGGGGGAAAGATTATGAGAGCTGGGGTATACAATACTTCAGGCTGTACGGCGACCCTGCCTATGATGCCGTATGGAAAGAATTGGACGATATTATTTTAAACCGTACCTGGTCTTATGCAGACGGTAGAAAGCGTGGCGTATCAGTTACGTGTATTGACTCAGGCGGTAGTAAGACCCAATCGGTATATAAGTACTGCTCAACTAGATGGCATAAGCGTGTGTACCCTATTAAGGGTGTAGGCGGTGCAGGTAAAGACTTGATTGACGGCTTGCCTACAAAGTTGAAAAAGTACAAAACTAAATTATTTAAGCTTGGCGTAGATACGGGCAAGGAACAAATTTATAGCGATTTGAATCAAGAAAAAGGCCAGCCGAGGTATTGCCACTTTCCAAAAGATCATGAAAAAGGGTATGGGAAGAAATACTTCGAGGGCCTATTAGCAGAAATGAAAGTGTCTAAATTAGTTAATGGCCACTTCAAAGAGCAATGGGTGCTGCGCCCAGGGCGTAAAAGAAATGAACCATTCGATATTAGAAACTACAATCAAGCTGCAATTGCTATTATGAATCCAAACTTTGATGCTTTAGAAGCTCGGAGCAGTAAAGAGGAGTACACACCGTACCAGAATACATCTCGTGTAGTGAAGGCCGGCGATACACCAAAGAAACGGACGAGACGACGTGTTAGAGGAGGAGGGATACGATTATGACAATCCTACAAAGGATTATGGAAGAATTAAATATTCGTGAAGTACACGAAATACCTACAGCTCTAACAAAGACGTTGCTAGATTCGAATACATGTTCGGCACTTTTAAAGGCGATACAGTCTTACTATTCGTATGAAGCGTTACTTGCTGAATTCGAAGAACATAGTGCAGATAGAAAAAACTATATGCAAGATTACACGCCACAATGCGTGCTAGATATAATCGGCGGTACTACCCTTGGCGGTGATGTTCGCGACGTGTGCGCAGGAATAGGTGGATTGTCTTTGGCTAAATTTAAGTCAGATAATACTGTGACACTAAGGCTCGAAGAGTATTCAAAAAATGCGATAGCTTTTATGTTGCTTAATCTGTCAATAGCTAATATAGATGCTGAAGTAGTAGAGAAGAACGTTCTTACAGGTGAAGAGCTTGCGTATTATAAAGTGGAATCCGCAGCATCTGGCTTTGGCCAAGTAGCTAAAGTAGATATGCTAGGAAGTAAAAAATATGATACCGTGATTAGCAATCCGCCATATAGTCAATCTTGGATTCCACAAATGGATGCACGTTTTGAAGGCTATAAGTTAGCTCCAAAGAGTAAAGCCGATTTTGCTTTTATACTTGACGGGATTCATTCGTTAAACGCGACTGGTACAGCGGCCTTTATATTGCCACATGGCGTATTATTCAGAGGGCAAGCAGAAGGCGATATACGGCGTAAGCTGATTGAGGATAATTTACTTGATGCGGTCATTGGGTTGCCTTCTAATCTGTTTACGAATACAAGTATACCTGTATGCATATTGGTATTTAAGAAAAATCGCGCTAACAAAGACGTATTATTTATCGATGCGCAAAAAGATTTTGTTAAGAACAAAAATAAAAACATAATGACCGCCGAACAGGTGGAAAAAGTAATTAAATCGTACAAGGACAGAGCAGAAATAGAGCGATATTCTAGTAACATTAGCGTGTCTACTATTTTAGATAACGACTATAATCTGAATATTCCACGCTACATTGACAGCTTTGAACCTGAAGAAATACCAGATGCGGTACAGCTCGCTAAAGACTTAAACGAAATTAATAGGGAAAGCCGTACTTTGGGTTTAGAAATTGCGGAGATGCTAAAGCAATTAGTCTGTACAGATCCTGACGCGCAGAAAGAACATGACGAATTTGTAAAAGAATTTACAGAATTTTTGGTATCATCTGATAGCGCATGTACAGTTGAGGAGCAAGAAGCTGTGATAAAAAAAATAGAAGATGTTAAAAAGTATTTACTTCAAAAGATGTTCGCGTAATGTTAAGAAATTACAAGAAAATTAAAATTACGGAAGTTGCGGATATACTGGGGCGTCCTAAGAAGGAGCAAATATACCCGTCTGGCTGTATTTGCTTGCAAGTATCGGCTAGTAAAGGGGAGTTGGTGTATTTAGCTGAGGCGCAACAAGTTGACGCTAAATATGTAGTGATTCAACCACGAAACGTAATCCCTTATTATTTATATTTGATGATAGAAAAGGCAATGCCAGAATTTTTATATAAATATAGGCAAGGTCTAAATATATCAGCTCATGACATCAAACATATGGAGATATTGTGCCACACGGATGTGGAAACACAGGCTTTAATAAGCATGATGTTCCAATCTATGCGTGGCACAAGTCTAAGCGCTCAACATGGGCGCTTTTTTAATGCGTGAAAGGAGGTGAAAGGATGGCAGAATGGACAATATATGAGGCAAAAGAGCATTTGCAGGCGTGGCTAGAGGCGGATTTAGCCTTGGCAACGGGCAAAGAGTACACCATTGGTAATCGCCGGTTAACTCGTGCGAATGTGCAAGAGGTGAAAGACCGTATCAACTTTTGGCGCAACGAAGTGGCTCGGCTCGAGAATAGACCTCGACGTCGTGCATATCGTGTCATTCCGCGGGATATATGAGTAAACGTAAGAAGCAGTTTATGAAAACCGCAGCAGGAAGGCACAAAGCTACGCAGTATTCTGGGAGTAAAACAAACTCTGGCTATTCTAATCATGGCGCTAATAGTTTTAAATCAAGCGCCAAAGGGTACCAGGTTAACTCTCAAGATGCAAGGCATGATATCGACGCTAACTTTAGGATGCTACGGGCAAGGTCTGTAGACCTCCAACAAGGTACACCGATTGCAGCTGGCGCACTGAAGACAAATAAAACCAATGTTATTGGCCCTGGTCTACGATTTAAAGCTAATATCCGTTACGAGGAGTTGGGGTTAACGTTCGAAGAAAAGAACGCCTGGGAACGAAAGACCGAACGAGAGTTTGCGATGTGGGCGAAGCATTGCGATGCGCGTGAACAGACCGATTTCTACGGGATTCAGGCTCTAGCGTACTATGAAAAGCTATTGTACGGCGATGCATTTGTAAATTTACCGCTACTATTTACTCGAACGGATAAGAACCCGTACCCTTTACGGTTGCAGATTGTTGAATCGATTCTTGTAGCTTCTCCGCCTAAATATAGGGGGCGAGAAGAAGATGAGAATAACGACGTAATTCACGGCGTTAAGTTCAATAAATATGGCGCCGCGGTCGGCTTTTATGTACTAAATAAACTGTACAACGGCTTTAACGATGATCATGACTACACATATATTTCGAAGTACGGCACACAAACGGGGCGGCGTAATATTATCCAGGTTATGACGATTGAGCGAAGTGGCCAGTTGCGTGGTATCCCTATATTGTCTCCGGTAATCGAGGACTTGAAAGTACTCAGCCGGTACAATGATGCGGAAGTCATGAAGGTATTAGTCAATGCCTTGATGGCAATCTTCATTGAATCGGAAGCACCGGACGACATGTCACTAGGGACTGCTATTGACGAAGACGATCAAGTGGATGCTGAAAACGACGAAACAATCGAATTAGGCAATGGCACAGTAAATGTCTTGGCACCTGGTGAAAAAGTGAATGTGGCTGAAAAAACGCCAATACCTTCGAGCTTTGCGGACTTTACGTCTTCTCTTATTAGCCACGTAGGTGCGGCGTTAGAAATTCCATATGAGATTTTAGTTAAGCACTTTGGTCAAAGTTACTCCGCATCAAGAGCGGCGTTACTCGAATATTGGAAGTCTGTTGAAACGCAACGCGCCGAATTTATTACTCAATTTTGCAATCCTATTTACGAAGAATGGCTTACGATGGCCATTCTATTAGGTCGCATTGATGCGCCAGGTTTCTTTGATGATCCAATCATCCGAGAGGCGTGGCTAGGTGCTGAGTGGTACGGGCCATCACAAGGCCAATTAGACCCACAGAAGGAAGCTACTGCAGCAGAAATTCGTGTTAAGAATGCATTTAGTACTCGTGCTAAGGAAGCGGCAGAGCTTACGGGCATGGATTATGAAAATGAAATCTTACCACAACGTATTCGTGAACACCAATCTATGGATGAGGGAGGCTTGTTGAATGAACAAGGACAACAAATTTCAGTTCAAAATTCGAACTCCGCTAAATCTGATTCAGGAAGCGGAGACGATTGACGTCGATATTTACGGCGTAGTCGTGAATGGAATCGATTATTGGGGGGAAGATACTGGCGTTTCAAACGTACTATCACAACTCCAAGGATTGGATCCATCTCAAAACATCGTTCTACATGTTAACTCTGTAGGCGGCGAAGTATCGGCGGGCGTTACAATCTACAACCGATTGCGAGCTTTACAAAATAAGAAATCTGTTATTATCGAGGGCCTAGCGGCATCCATTGCTTCTATTATTTCAATGGCAGGCGATGAAATTCATATGGCTCTAGGCAGTGAAATGATGATTCATAATCCTAGTTCATGGGCATTTGGTGAAGCAGATGATTTTGAAAAAGCTGCGGAATCGTTACGCAAAACCAAAGAAAATCTTATCGATATTTACGAAGCCCGCACCGGGTTAACTCGTGAAGAACTCGCGACCATGATGGATGACGAAACTTGGTTAACAGCAAGGGAAGCATTGGAAAAAGGGTTCTGCACAAGTGTAGATGAATCTTTGCAAATGGTTGCATGCCGTAAAGGCGCTGACTTAATTGTCAATGGCTTACCGATGAGTATGGATGTACTCAAAGGGTTGCCTGTTGATAAATATGAAGAGAAAGGAGAGGAGCCAATGGAAGTAACTGCTGAATTGTTACGTACAGATTATGCGGAAGTATATGATGAAGTATTTAATGCAGGCGTTGCTGCTGAACGTGCACGTTTACAAGCCCTTGACGGTATTAATAACGAAGCACGTGCAGAAGTCATCAATCGCGCTAAATATGAAACATATGCTACTGTTCAGGACGTAGCTGTTGAATTGCTTAATATGCCACAACCTGAACAACCAACTAATTATTTACAACAATTGATGCAAGATGCTAACACTGCATCTAATCAAGTTGATACGATTCCTGGTCAAGTACTTGACGAGGATATCAATGATTCTGAAAAGACAATGCAAATTGTTGATCGTGTAATGAAAGCACGTGTTAAAAAATAAGGAGGGCAGATAATATGCCATACGTGGAAGAACAAAAGTTAGAGTATAAATCTCTAATCGCTGGCACACAGATGCCAGTCGTTACAAAAAAAGTAACAATCGGCCAAGACGCCGCAGTAATTAAGGCGGGCACAGTATTAGAATTTGAAGCTACAACTAAAAAAGCTAAACGTGCTGATACTGATGTGTACGGCGTAGCATTAGCAGATATTGACGCTACAAAAGGTGATGTAGTTGCAGAAATTGCCGTAACCGGTGAATTTGCTACAGCTAATTTAGTATTCAAATCTGGCAAAACAGCGGAAGGTTTCACAGCGAAAGCTGAAGCCCGCAACATTTATTTTCGATAATAAGGAGGACACATGGATAATATTTACACACCTCAAACACTAGCTGCGGTGGTTCGTCGTACTCCCGATGTGCCATCCTTTTTGAAAGACTTATTTTTCAAAGATACAAAAACATTTTTAACAGAAACAGTTTCTTTTGACATTGTAAAAGGCCGCCGTACTATTACGCCTTGGGTAGCGCCAAACTCTACAGCGCCTTTATCTCAACGCACTGGCGTGACTACAACTACTTACAAACCAGCACAAAAGAAAGAAAAACGCTCCATTACTGAAAACGATATCAAGGTTCGTTTAGCAGGCGAGCAACCATTTGTTGGTACGGTATCTCCTGAAGAACGTGCTATCCAACTTTTAGCGCAAGATACACAAGAATTGAAAGATAACTTGGTGCGCTCTCAAGAAGTTATGGCGGCCGATGTATTATTCAATGGCCAAGCACATATCAAAGGTGAAGGTATTGACGACGTTGTAGACTTTAACTTTACAAATAAAGAAACTTTGGCAGGCAACGCCCGCTGGGGTCAATCTGCAGCAGAAATTGTGGCCAATATTATTAAGTGGAAAAAGAAATGCTTGAAAGCATCTGGCTTTAACCCTAATACATTGGTTATGAACTCTGAAACATTAGAAGTAATGCTTTCTGATAAAAAAATCTTGGCATTGTTCGATAATCGTCGTACAGAAATGGGTCTTTTGCAATTTGAACAAATGGCGGAAGGCGCTGTATATGTAGGCTTCATGGGCGGTCAAATCCAATGTAACGTATTTACATATGATAACTATTACGTAGACCCTACAGATGGCCAAGAAAAGGAAATGGTGGCCACAGGTAAATTGTTGGTTGCTTCTGATATGGCCAAATTCACTAAATTGTATGGCGCAAATACAATCATCCCTGGCGAGGGCATGGATTTTGTAACCTATGAAGGGGAATATGTAATGCGTCGATTGGTTACGCGTGACCCTGACGCGGCGTTCTTAGAATTACAATCTCGCCCTATTTACGTTCCATTTGACGTAGATTCCTACTTTGTAGCGGACGTGTTGTAATTGAAAGGAGGTAAGACTGATGCCCGTACAAGCAAAGCACACAATTAATACCGGCGATTATGTGTATAATCCTGGTGATATTATCTCAGATTTACCTGCAGAAGAAGAACAGCGCCTAATTCATTTAGGTGCTGCGATTGTAGTCAATGGAGATAATAAAAGTAACGACGGGGACTCTTTTGCTGAGGCTCTTGGCGTTATGACAAATGCGGATATCAACAAATACGGAAAATCTATTGGCCTTGACTTTGCAAGTAAAGCTACAAAGGCGAGCATGATTTCCGATATCCTTGCGTCTGATGCAGATGTTAACTTGGAACTTTTATCCGATGAAGCACTTCGCGTAATGGCAATCGCTGAACAATTGGATGTTCCTGGCGACGCTACTCGTGAAGAACTCATCGACGTTTTAGGTGAATAATCATGGGATTTAAGGACTTTGTGCAAAATGATATTGAAAATGTGTTTATCAATTCCAATGAATTTGCCGAAGTACATAATCTAAACGGCACGCAGTGCTATGCAGTGGCGGAAGGTCTTACCGATAAGCAGCATGTCGAAATTATGGGCCAGGATGTTGACGGGTTGATATACGATACGATTGTAGTACATGTGGCCAAGCAGGATTTACCTGAAGTGCCAGAGTACGGTCAAATCTTTCGATTCAACGGCCGCATCATGCTGGTTCAATCGTGTGAAGATGATATGGGTATGCTAAATATTGTCCTTAGGGGGAATAACTCGTGAGTGTAACTATTGACATAAAAGGGTTAAAGGAAGGGCTAGCTAAGATAGACGCATTAGTTGTTGGAACACCGAAGACTACTGCAAAAGCTATCAACAAAGCGTTGCCTAAAATCAAAAAGGCTACAGTTGATCGTGTTAACGAAGAATACTTAGTTACTAAATCGAATATTAATAAAACCATAAAGGTAGATAAGGCGGGAACGACTTTATCTGCCTTTATTCGTTCGAAAGGTAGACCAATAGCCCTTACTAAATTCAGAGTTACACCAAAGCGCCCACCTAAGCGGAAAGGTCGTACCGTTATAGCACAAGTGATGCGGAACGGTGGCGGAGGAACAATCCCTAATGCTTTTATTGCTCGTATGAGAAGTGGACATATTGGGGCGATGTATCGTAAAGGTGCTGACAGGTATCCGATAGGGCAATTTCACGGCCCGTCGGTACCGAGCATGCTTGGTAGCGCCAAGATATCCGCTTTCGTTGGGAATAAAGCAGAGCAGGAATTGCAAAAGCAAATGGAACTCGCGCTCGACGCATTAATAGGAGGGTAATCGATGACACCTACGCAATTAGCAACCGATTTGGGGGCGTTCCTAAAACAGGTGCACGCTAACTATTTTAGCGACAATGCACAGGTAAAAGGGAATCCTTTACTGGTTGTACCGGGATTTTTAAAAATGAAAGAATCATCCAAGGAGGACCAATATCCGCACCTTGTTATTCGAATTAATAAGATTGAGGATACCTTGCAGGGGTCAACTGTCCAATTGTTTCTAATCCATGGAGTGTACTCTGAAGACGTGGAAAAAGGATGGATGGAGATTACCAACTTTTTGGAAACAACACGGCAAGCGCTACTGGCCCATCCCGTTATTGCTAAGCGGTACCGTTTAGTAATGGATGGTAAACACGGAATTGATACCGACATCCCTCCGGATCAAGCGTATCCGTATTGGGAGGGATTTATGACGGTTAAATATGATATCGAACAAATACGAGAGGAGATGATTATTTAATGGCAAAAGCTGATGCACCAGTTGAAGTTGTAAATGAAACAACAGAAATTGTGGAAACAACAGTTAAAACTAAAGATGCTAAACAAGTAATCTACTTAGGACCTAATAGTGCTGAACTAGGTCTTACAACAGGTACCGTTTATATTGACGGTATTCCTGCTGTAGTAGGTGAAGATAAAGCAATGCTACGATTATTGTTCGCGCCTATCAATAAGATTGCAGAGGCACAACAAGAATTAGCAACAGAAGGTACGGCAATGAACACCGCTTACCTTGAATTAAAAAAAGGAGGTCGTAGATAGTGGGAAACTATAGACACGGAATTTATACAAGAGAGGTCCCTACTTCTCTTATTTCTATGACAGAAGCTACGGCGGCCTTACCGGTTTATGTCGGCACTGCGCCTGTGCACTTAGCTACAGACCCAGCGGAAGCTAATAAAGCCGTATTATGCTACAACTACGCATCTGCCACTACTCAATTTGGGTACTCCAAAGAATGGGATAAATACACATTGTGTGAAGCGATGTATTCCCAATTTTCTTTATTCGGGATGGCGCCAGTAGTTTTTATCAATGTTCTTGATCCGAAGAAACATAAGAAGACTTTGGCATCCACGCAAAAACAAATCCAAGATAAAGTCGTAACCATTGAAGACCCAGTATTGCTCAATACATTAAAGGTGTCTGCCACAAATGGTGGCGCAGCTTCAACTATCAATGTTGATTACACAGCAGTATTTAACGACGAAGGCAAATTGTTGATTGGCATCGTAGCTACCGGTGCACTCAAAAGTGCAACATCTGTTTGGGTGACTTACGATTATGTAGACCCATCTATGGTAACTGCAGATGACATCGTAGGCGGCGTGGATACAGAAGGTAAACGCAAGGGTTTGGAGCTTATCAATGAAGTATTCCCGCGCTTTGGCTTAATTCCAGGTAACTTATTGGCACCAGGCTGGTCTCATAACACACTTGTAGCAGCAGTTATGAAAGCGAAGGAAACTACCATCAACGGTATGTTCCAAGCTATGTCCTTATGTGATGTGCCTACGGATGAAATTAAAAAAGCAACTGCAGTCAGTGAGTGGAAAAATAAAAAGAACTACGTCGATGAACGTCAAATTTTATGTTGGCCAAAAGTAGCATTAGCTAATCGTCAATTCCATTTATCCACACAGCTGGCAGGCCTTATGGCTAAGACAGACGCTAAATATGACGACATCCCTTACAAGTCCCCATCCAATGAGTCCTTGCAAGCGGATAGTGCTGTATTGAAAGATGGTACTGAAATCTACTTAGGCCCAGATGAAGCAGCTTACTTGAACGGCCAAGGCGTCGTTACTGCGCTTAATTTCATTGGAGGCTGGAGATCTTGGGGCAATCGTACAACGGCTTATCCGTCTAATACAGATGTTAAGGATTCCTTTATCCCTGTACGTCGTATGTTTAACTGGGTATCCAACACGTTGATTACGTCTTTTTGGTCTAAAATTGATGACCCTGCGAACAAGCGTTTGATTAATAACATCGTAAATAGTGCTAATGCGTGGCTAAATGGTCACGTAGCATCTGGCGCACTTCTTGGCGCTCGTGTTGAATTTTTGGAATCCGAAAATCCTACAACAGATTTGTTAAATGGTATCCTTCGATTCCATGTATATTTAGGCGTTCCAACGCCAGCTCGTGAAATCGACTTCATTCAAGAATATGATCCTGCATACATGAGCACGTTATTTAATTAAAAAGGGAGGTAACTCATGGCTAAACATAGAGATAAGTTGATTGACTTTGCCGTTTTTAGCTCTGGCAGAGAATTATATGGTTACGCCGATGTAACCTTACCTGATATTGAATTTATCAGCGACACAATCAAAGGCGCAGGCATTGCCGGTGAAGTTGATTTGGGTGTACTCGGGCAAACTAAGGCAATGAACATGTCCATTAAATGGAATACCATTGACAAAGATGTGACCGACCTGGCTAGTCAAAAGGTACATGATATCGAAATTCGTGGTGCACAACAATTATATGATTCTGCAAAGGGTGAATTAGTGCCGGAAGCAGTTAGCGTATATGCCAAAGTGATGCCTAAGAAAATCGGTCTTGGCAAATTCGAACAAGCAAGTAAAACCGATACCTCTACAGAGTTTGAAATTGTATATTTCAAAATGACTGTTGGCGGTAAAACTCGTACTGAAATTGATAAATTTAACTATGTTTGTGTAATCAATGGCGTTGATTACTTGGCATCCGTAAGGGAGGCATTGGGTAAATAATGGCTACATACGATCGCGAAAAACTAATTGATGGTTTAAACAATTTAACTGGGTTTGACTTCACAAAGGCGGAACTTCGTGTCCGCCGTGAAGGCGATATGACACCAGACGTTACATTTTCTAAACGGTTTCAGGCAGAAGTTGCCGCCATAGCATTAAAGGAAAGTGCAAAGGTATTAATGACAATGCCAATCTCTGAATTCACTGAGATGTGTGCTGAGGTAAGCGTTTTTTTATTGCGTGGTTCGGTAGAGAAAATGGGACTTCTCCCGGACAACAATGCCGAAGAATTGCCATCCGACTTAGAGAATGTGGAGGCATAAACTTTTGGATGTCTACTCCAATTGCTGAAATAGCAGATTGGATAGACGATTTAGAGTTTGTTCTTGAAGATGAAAAGCGCTTGAGGGAAGAAGAGGACTAATCCATCAAGCGCTTTTTGCGTACATAAATTTAAAAGAAAGGAGGAACTATGGCGGGTAAAGTATTTGAGATTGCTTTTGCTATAAACGGCGCCTTAGCACAAGGGTTTAAAACATCCATGCAACAAGCCAAAGGCACATTGACGCAGTACGGCTCTAAAATGACCGAGTTGAAAGCGCAACAAAGGGCTTTAGATTCTGCATTAAAGCAAGGCGTTATCTCCATGGACTCTTACCGCAATGCAACAGAGAAAGTTGGTAAGGCGCTAGACCAAACGGCAGCTAAAGACGCTAAACTTAGAAAAGCGATGCAAAATAAAATTGCCGCTGACGCTAATGCTAAAAGTGCTCGTAGTGATTTAGGTAGTACTATGGCCACTACTGCAGTAATGGCCGCTCCGCTCGTTGGAATGCTATCTAAAGCAGCTGACTTTGAAGCGGTGATGTCTAAGGTAAAAGCAATCACCGTATCTGATGATAAGGCAATGCAACAATTGACGGCCACCGCTCGAGAACTCGGCGAGAAAACAATGTTCTCAGCCACACAAGCAGGCGAAGCTATGACATATCTAGGTATGGCCGGTTGGAACTCTCAACAAATCATGGCTGGTATGCCAGGGCTTTTGAATTTAGCAGCAGCTAGTAATACGGATTTAGCACGTACTGCGGACATTGTATCTGATGATCTTACCGCTTTCGGGTTAAGCGCAGAACATGCTGGCCATATGGCAGACGTATTTGCTAAAACTACAACTAGCACGAATACAACTGTTGAAATGTTGGGCGAAACAATGAAGTACGCCGCACCGGTAGCACACGCATTTGGTGCAAGCTTGGAAGAAACGGCTGCACTTACTGGGCTTATGGCCAATAGTGGTATCAAGGCATCCGCTGCAGGCACAGCCTTACGATCAGGGTTCTTGCGTTTAGCGGGTACTTCCTCTAAATCGACTAAAGCGATTGAGGAAATGGGGCTTTCATTAAGTGAAGCCACGGCACAACAAGAAGAAGCAAGAGCCGCTTTAGACAGCCTAGGTATTGCTATGAACGATACCAACGGACCACGCAAGATGAGCGCAATTGTTCGCGACTTAGCTGATAAGACCAAAGATATGAGTAAGGAACAAAAACTTGCTACGCTTGCGACTATCTTCGGTACCAATGCCGCATCAGCTTGGGTATCTGTTATCGACCAAGGACCGGATGCGTTAGATAAGTTAACGAAGGAACTTGAAAATAGTGACGGTGCGGCCGCTACTATGGCGGAAACGATGCAGAACAATGCAAGGGGTGCTATGACGCGATTACAGTCCGCGACTGAGTCAGTAGCAATTTCTATAGGAGGTACGATGTTACCTACTCTTGCAGAATTGGGTGATTCCTTAGCAAATGAAGCAGCTTACGTATCAAAAGTAGCTAGCGAACATCCGGAGCTTACGGAAGCCATAATCAAAACAAGCGTAGCTGTAGCAGGCATGGTAATTACTTATAAAGCAGCACGAGCTGTATATTACAGCGTAGTGGCGGCCCAAGCAGCTTATAAAATGATGATGGAATCAGAACGAGTGGCAACAATGAGAAGCGTAATTGCTTCTGGCGTACACAAAGCTACAATGCTAGCTGGAACCTTCGCAACATATGCGGCCGCAGCAGCACAATGGGTGTTAAATACGGCGATGAATGCCAATCCGATCGGACTGGTAATATTAGCGGTTGCTGCATTAGTCGGGGCATTGGCGTGGCTGGTTACTCATTTTGAAATAGTATCTGATTTTTGTACGTCGATGTGGGAATCCCCTATTGCTGCAATTATAGCTTTTATTTCCGGCCCGATAGGGCTACTACTTTACGCAGCTATGGGCTTAATTGCCAATTGGGACCAAGTAAAAGCCTGGTTCACTCTATTATGGGAAGACCCTAAAGCAGCGCTTGGCCAATTCTATGATTGGGTTATGAGTAAACTCGGAGGTCTGTTTGATTGGATTAGTGAAAAATGGGAATGGGTTAGATCCATTTTTAGTAAACCAATTCAAGCAAGAGTAGAAGGTACGGCAACGGCCAATGGACAATCCGTACAACATAACGCGAAAGGCGGTATTTACGGTAAGGGTTCGTTCCTTACTACGTTTGCCGAAGAATCTGCAGAGGCGGCCATTCCACTTAATGGCACACCAAGGGCTGAAGCATTATGGCGTCAAACTGGTGCTATGATGGGGCTTTTACCCGGTGAAGGCAACTCTGCAGTATCTGTATCAGCACCAATCAACATCACTATTAATGGTAATGCGGATGCAAGTGCGGTACAACAAATTAAAAGTGCTGTAGGAGGTGCAATGGATGACTTAGAAGCGCGCCTTGCTGAAATCCAAAATCGGAAAGGGCGTGTAAGCTATGCCTAGTAATTTGCGCTATGTTGCTGTCAAACTGCAGTATGACCAAAAAGACATCACACAAGACCTGGTTCCTTATTTAAAGGATTTCAGCTTTAATGATGTAATGTCCGGAGAAGCTGACGATATATCAATCACTTTACATGATATAGAAGAGCTTTGGATGTCCGACTGGTTTCCTGAAAAAGGTGCGAAGTTAACCGCATCAATCGTATTCCATAATTGGAATGAACTCGGTGACGAGATAGAGATGAAATGCGGACAATTTGAGATTGACGAGATAACTTGCAAAAATCCACCGCACGAAGTCACTATTGGGGCGGTTAGTGTTCCAGATGAATCCAAGTTAAGAGGGGAATTAAAGAGTAAGTCATGGGAGAAGACTACGCTAAAATCTGTTGCGGAGGAACTGGCGAAAGGTGCAGGCCTTGAATTGGTTTATGATACGCCTGAAACAATTAATTTAGACCGGGTCGAGCAATCGGACCAGTCGGATTTGGAATTCCTGATGAAGGTATGTAAAGAACACGGATTGGCATTAAAGGTTTCAGATAAGCAAGTGATTATTTTTGATGAAACAAAATTTGAGACAGCAAAAGTAGTCGCAACGCTGATTAAGGGGCCAATGCCTACGGATCTCACAGAAGAACAAATTAAGGAGCTTGGAGAAATCATCCCATACCAGGGCAGTTACTCATTGAAGTCCTCGTTGAAGGATATATATTGGGGCTGTCACGTGAAGCATAAGAGCACTAAGCAGAAAAGCAATATTGAATATACGTTCAAAGACCCAAACAAAACACAAGGCAAGATATTGCAAGTTAACCAGGGATGTGAGTCTCAAGCCGAAGCTGAGCGTTTGGCCAAGAAAAAGCTGCGAGAAAAGAACAAGAATGAAATCACCGGTTCGGTCGCTATGCTTGGCCATATCGTGCTGGCCGCATCAGCCACAATCAATTTAAAAGGATTCGGTAAATTCGACGGTAAGTATATCATTAGTAAATGCTCCCATAAGGTAGGGGGCGGATATACACAAAGCCTAGATATAAGGAGGTGCTTAGATGGATATTAGTGTGGCGTTAAAAAATTTAATTCGTGACGGAATCGTATCCAGTACGGACCCCTCTACCATGACGGCAAGAGTAACATTTCCGGACCGCGATGATTTAGTCTCATATCCACTCGAAGTACTTTCACACGGATCACAAGACAATAAACATTACTGGATGCCAGGCGTTGGCGAACAGGTATTATGTTTATTCTTACCGCAAGATAATAATTTGTCCCAGGGCTACATCTTAGGCACTACGTATAATGCCAAGGATAAGCCCTATTTTAATGGGCAGAATATCCACGGCATCAAATTTGCGGACGGATCGACCGTCTCCTATGATGCGGACGGAGGCGGTCTTGTTATTAATTGTACCGGTAATTTAACTATCAACGCCCCATCAGGGGATGTAGTGGTTAACGGAATTAGTTTAGTGTCGCATACGCACGCCGGCGTCGTTCCGGGTGGTGGAAGCACAGGAACGCCGAATGGATAGGAGGTGAGTAACATATCATTATTTAGTAAATTAGGTGGTACTGCTGCCAACTATAAGAAGAACCTTAATTCACAAGGGTTAAAGAATTTACAAAATACGCAATTAGGTGATGTGGCTTACTCTCGCCTATCTAATTTAGCGGATAAGTTTGGCCTGGGTGGATACCTACCGCAACGCCAATTAGGAAGTTTTGGGAAAATTGTGTTTGTGGCATCTTCTCATACAGTGCGTACGTTCGATGCATTGGCACGGAATATCAACGCTCGAACAGCATCTCATGAAATCATAGGACAAAAACCAATACTTGAATTCTTGGGACCTGATGCGGATGATATTTCTTTTACGATGAACTTTAATAAGCTATTGGGCGTTGACCCTCTAAAAGAAATTGAAGAAGTGGCCAAGATGTGCCGAGAAGGACAAGCCGAACAGTTGATTATTAATGGTAAGCCGTTTAGTGAGCACAAATTACTGATTACCAGCATAAGCGCAGCTATGAATACGATTGATAATCGAGGTAACGTCCTATCAGCATCCATTAATGTGACGCTGAAGGAGGCCCCTGATATTCCTAAAGTTGTAATCACACCTAAACAAGGAGGCGATACAAATGCAAATTGACGTAAGCGCACGCCTTGATGGCATTGACTTTGCCCCCAAGGATATTCTTACTGAGATTATTCAAAATGTGCGAACCATTATTTCTACAACGCAATTTTCTGTGTCCCTTGATAGGCGATTTGGTATTGATGGTACCGTCATTGACCTACCACTGCCGGTAGCAATGGCCAGAATATCTGCAGAGGTGATTCGAGCCATTACTGAATACGAGCCACGATGTAGAGTTGTGTCCGTTGACTTTGAAAGAACGGAAGCAACAGATGCGGAAGAAGGACATTTGTTGCCTAAGGTATCAATTGCTATAAAAGACGAATGGCTAGAAAGTGTAGGTGGCTATGAATCAATATAGAACCATCCAAGGGGATATGTGGGACGGTATTGCATTTAAAGTGTATGGCAGCGAAGCCTATATGAATGTGCTGCTAGAAGCCAATCAAGAGTACGCTCAATATGTGATATTACCTGCTAACCTTATTTTGAAATGCCCTGATGTAGATATAAGGGCGACTATTAACTTACCACCGTGGAGGCGATAATAATGAATTTACCAGAAATCAACTTTGTCACGGCGGATAAAGAAGCCGTTGAGAAGGAAATATTCGCCCTCTACGCCTCTGTTACTGGGCGAAAGTTAGCACCGGCGGACCCTATTCGCTTATTCCTATTAACGATTACTAATATTGTGATTTTATTGCTAAACCGCATCAACGATACGGGCAAGCAGAATCTTCTGGCATATGCTAGAGGCAACAACCTAGACCATATAGGTATAGCCCTAGGCGTAGAACGCTTACAAGCTACGGGCGCGGTCACTACTATGAAGTTGACTGCATCAATGGCACGGCCTGAAGGGATAGCTATTCCAAAAGGCACACGCTTCACGTCCGGTGATAATGTGTTTTTTGCAACTACTGAGCCTTACTACTTATCAGCTACTGAAACCATGATACAAGTAAGGGCTGTATGTACGGAAGCTTCAGCTAAAGGGAATGGCTATCCAGTAGGGTCAATTACCATTCTTGTGGATCCAATCCCATATATCGCTAGTGTAACCAATATTACAATCTCAGAAGGTGGTGCTGACACTGAATCAGACGATGCTTTTCGCGAACGTATTAGAGAAGCACCTGAAAGCTTTTCTTGTGCCGGTGCGGAAGGGGCCTATGAGTTTTTTACCAAAAAAGCATCCGCTCTTATTAGTTCCGTAAAAGTGGTATCCCCTAAGCCGGGAGATGTGGTTGTATATCCTGGTCTAGTATCGGGGGAAATTGCTGGAGAAGAAATTCTTAAATTAGTGGAAGCCACTCTCACTGATAAGAAGGTGCGGCCACTTACTGATAATGTGTCTGTAAAAGCGCCAATTGCTAAGAATTATAGTATCGATATTCAGTACTATATTGATTCAGATAATTCGTATTACGCAGACACGATTAAAAGCCGCGTTGATGCGGCTGTTACGGATTACATAACATGGCAATCCGGAAAAGTAGGGCGCGACATCATTCCTTCTGAATTGATTCGGCGTGTAATGGAAGCAGGGGCTAAGCGTGTTAGTGTAACATCGCCTATATTTACCGTCGTGAAAGACGGTAAGAAAGAAGAGGGCTATCAAGTGGAATTGGCGCAGTGTACTGGTAAGACTATCACATATGGAGGTGTAGAGCATGAATGATCTCTACAAATTCAAATTAAAGGATACTCTGCCAAGCTCAATTGCTAATGATGCTAATGTTCAAGCCTTAGCTGAAGTGGTTACGTTGAAACTTATGGTGTTGATGCCGTTCGTGGATAGACTAACTATCTTGTCGCATCTTAATGAATTAAGCACGCCAATACTTGACGAGTTAGCCTGGCATTTACACGTTGACTTCTACGATGAAGCTGTAGCGAGAGAACAAAAGATTAAATTAATTTTGAGTTCTATCGCTTGGCATCGAAGAAAGGGCACCGTTGGATTAGTAGAAGAAGCTATCGGCGAATTGTATTCAGAATGTGAGGTTGTGGAAAACTGGGCTTATGATGGCGGTAAGCCTTATCATTTTAAGCTACAGATGTCCGGTTATATGATGACACCTAATATTCGAGAGCGCGTGCTTCGTATATTGGAATTCGTTAAGAATAAGCGGTCCTGGCTAGATGGTATCGAATATGTGCACGCTATTAATTCAGGCGGCGTGTATGTCGGTGGTATTGCAACAGCTGCAGGCAGTGCCGTAGCTGAACCTAGCTTAAAAATCGCGACAGGCCCACAAACGCAACAAATCTATATCGGCGGTATTGTTACCGTTCACCAATTTATTCATATATAGGAGGTATACATGGCGAAATATCCTGCCGTCATTACTACAATGGCGGGGACAAATACTATTGCGGAAGCTAATGCGAGTAAGCAGGCTTTGATTTTTACAAAAATCGTTATCGGTGCAGGCGACATGCCCGCATCAATTCCACGCGCTACGGCGTTGACTGATAAGCGCCTGGAATTAGCGATTACTAAAAGTGTTAAAACAGGCGATGGCCAATTCATGGTACAGGGGCTACTCTCGAATAAAAACCTTGAAGCCGGTTTTTATGCACGAGAAATAGGGCTCATGGCCAAAGCTGGTGAAAATGGACAAGAGGTGCTTTTCTCCTACACAAATGGGGGCAACTACGTTGACTACATCCCGGATAAGAATACGCCAATGGATAGCTACACATTTACGATTACTACTGTGGTTGGCAATGCGGAAAAGGTGCAAGCAATCATTTCCGATAATGGGGTAGCCTCTGTGCATGATTTGGAAGCGCATAATATGGATCCAGGAGCACACGGGGGGTTACTTCAGAATTTAAAAAATCAATTATCCACTCATAATACTGATGTTTCGGCCCATCCAGCAATTACAGATGCAATCGCCAAAATCCTTGGGGCGACTGACTGGCAAGAAAATCCAGTCGCTACTCTGAAAGATATAAAAAACAAGCTAGGCGAAGGTGGAATAGTGGCGCAACGCTTTGGAGAAAGCGGTTTCGTGAAGTATGCCAATGGATTCACTATCCATTGGATGTATTGCAGTTAAGATTTGCCAAGAGCAATATAATAATGTTCAAACTTTGCAAATTCAATTTTGTCTAAGCTAAGACGGACAGCATTATCAAAGTTGCTAGAAGAACGCTCCGTTGCTGATTCTTGTATTGTACCAACGCCTACGTATACTTCTGTAAAAGCTATTGGAAATTTTGTTGGCGCTGTATACCACATATCAAGACGGCCCCTTTTAACTATTCCCCATTGGCTATATCCCCACGAATATACAAGTTATTTCTTTATTTACATAATAAGGACTCCAATCTCCACTTAACCCAGCGAAATAGCTTGCTTTATTATTTATTTTAGTCCATGGAGCATAGCTAGTAGGGCCGTCATTGAAACAAGCAACACCCGCAATGAAATCTGTACTATATGCTATAGGAAAAGGCAACGGGTTATTCTGTGCAGTTTCTTTAGTTTTTACCCATTGGTTATGAGCGACCAATGTTTATCCAAAAGCCATTGTTTATAGCTTTTGCGATATGATTGCCAACATAACCGCTGTGTAATTCAAATCCAGTAGTAGTAATGTTATTTGCTCGAATACTAGCTTCATATAATCGCTTAGGCTCATCTTTCATCATAGTTACGGTTCCGTATATTTCTATGTAAGAAATTAGATATGATACATTTGCTTGGTTTTCTTTGAATTGTCCCCATTGGCTAAAATCCAATAGCGCCCCAACGTATAGAGGTGACGTTATTTTGTGCAGACATATAGGTGAAGTTATTTATTGTTATTTCTTTAACGGCACTACTCGTCCAATTATCATTATCTAAGGATGCTGGCGCTATGTTAGTGACCGCGACGAACGGAGGAAAAGTAAAAGGTATTATAAAGTTACTAGCTCCATCGTATATAGTCCTAGCAACTACGATGTCTGACTTTCCCCATTGGTTCTAGGGTAATAACTCAATAGCCTTACGCAACTCACGCAATTCTTTATGCGTGTAGACTTTGGTTGTAATATCTCCATGTTTATGCCCAAGAATAGCACGAGTTGCAGTAGGTGATGCGCCGTATTTATCTAATAAGGTAGCTACTGTATGGCGGCAGTCATGTGTTGAATGGGAACATTTGATAGCCGTCATTACTGATTTAAATTGCTTGCTGAATTGGGCATAAGAAATTGGTAATATCTTGTCAGATGAATTCCGGTACAGAGTTGTAACTATTGGTAATATTCGACTATGAATAGGAATTAACCGATTACGGCCAGCCTCAGTTTTGGATTGACGAATTATAAGGCATTTAGTGCGGAGATTAATATCGTTCTTACGTAAGGATAGCAATTCACCACATCGCATGCCTGTATATAAAAGTATTAGAATGCCACAAATATCGGTAGTATTAAGGCTCCATAATCGATTAATCTGCTGGCGAGTAAATGGCTTATGCGGATAAACACTAACATCGTGGCCAAGATTAAGAAATGGGGTGTAATCCTTAATATCAATATCATTAACAATTGCATATTTAGATAATAATGAAAGTAATGTACGTACCTTCTTAGCAGATGCATAAGAAAGGCCGTTATTTCTCATGCTATCAATCACGCATTGCATATCAGAATATTTAATTAAGTTAATAGGAATATTAGCAATTGATTGAATATGATCATAGGCAATACGATATGATTCAATGGCTGATTTACTCACGATTTCAACACGAGTAGGCAGCCATTTTTCGTACAAACTTTTAAGCGTTTCGACGCACGCACTTTTACGGTGCATGCGAAGATACGCATTTCTTGGGTAGTGCTTAACAGTACTATTCATATGTGTCTCCTTATTAATAACGAAAGGATAAAAGAAATGAACAATTATATCCACGTACTTGATGCAGATGGACGTCGGATTACGTCCATCGTAGATAATATGATAGTACCTATCGGTGAAGAGGCTTTGCTTAAGCAAGCTAAAGAACAATATCCTGATGCTGCTCAATATATATATGGCGGAGATGCTATGTTAGATGCTTTTCTTGATGGAAAAGTCTATAAAAATGGTATATTCGAAGATGCCCCAGTAATTGAATACATCCCAACAAAAGAAGAAAAGATTAACGCTATAAAAGCCGAATATGAACCCCGATTTAAGACACTAGAAGAGGCTCAACGTCGATTGCTGCTAATGGGGAAACCTACTAACGCAATTAGTGCACAATATATCAAGTTAAATAGTGAAATGGTAGCACGAATCAAGGAGGTGCAATAATATGCCTAAATATATCGGTGATAGTAAAGTTCCGGTAATGGAATTCTGTGAGTATTGTTGGGAAGTACTTAACGAAGATGGCACATGTCCTACTGAAGGATGTGTGCACAACGATTTATTAGAGTTGGATAAGGAAGATACAGATGCTACCAGTCGTACACAACTTTAATGCAATCAAAGGGGAGTTAATTTCTCTTAACATTGGGTATAACAATGTTGTGGCGAGTGAAAATCTATTCGCCTGTGTTCGTAAATATCGGACGGACGAAGATTATAAAGCAAAGTTTGATATTAGTGTATCTACTGACAATCTAGAAAACGATGAAGCATCTAAAATCACTCTTTCACTTGATACAAACACTTTAGAAGCTGGTAAATATCAATGGGATTTATTCATTTGGAATGGCAACCGCCCTATTAAATGCCTTGTTAAAGGGCAAGTTGACATAATTGAAGGTATCAGCAATAGGGGGAAATGATATGAACGAAGAAAACGTATATTTGAAACCTTCTCCTGTTAATAGCATCCACATCAAAGACGGTGATGAAAATATTAAAGTCAAAGACAATATGCAAATTGTTAAGTTGCAAGGCCCAAAGGGAGATCCTGGACCGCAAGGTCCTCCAGGACCACAGGGCGAACCTGGTCGAAATGGTGTTGACGGAATAAACGGTGAGCAAGGGTTACAGGGTATTCAAGGTCCTCCAGGTATTCAAGGTCCTCCTGGCCCCCCTGGTGCTCCCGGTAAAGATGGCGTTAACGGTCGTAAAGGCGACCCTGGCCCTAAAGGTGATCCTGGTAAAGAAGGGAAGCCGTTTACTTATGATATGTTCACATCAGAGCAATTAGAGAATTTAAAAGGAGCTAAAGGCGAACAAGGCTTGCAAGGACCACCTGGCATTAAAGGTGAACCTGGAACTCCTGGGGAGCGTGGAGCAGACGGTGAAAGAGGACTACAAGGACCACCAGGGCCGAAAGGTGAACCTTTTAAATTTTCCGATTTTACACAAGACCAACTTAACGCACTTAAAGGGCCGAAGGGCGATAATGGTGAGCCATTTAAATATAGTGATTTTACTCCCGAACAACTTGCAGCACTTAAAGGCCCTAAAGGGGACCCAGGACCGCAAGGTCCTCCAGGGCCTCCTGGTACTGGCGGTACAGGTGGTCCTGGTGGTAGTGTGGATTTATCTAAATACGCACTCAAAACAGAGCTAAATAACTATTTATCTAGAACAGACGCCAATAACCATTATGCTCAAAAAGGCTGGGCGGCTCAAACGTTTGCTTATAAAGGTGATTTAGGTAGTTTTATTAGAAAAACGGAAATTGGACAATACGCCTTAACGCCTGGCGATGCGGCTAGCCGTTATGTTAATAACATTCAAGCACGATCCTTTGCTAAGTATTCCGATTTAAATAACTATGTTCCTAAAGAACAATACAATAAAGATATTGAAGCTTTAAAGAAACGTATAGCTGATTTAGAACACTTATAGGAGTTAAATAATGAATAATTAGCTAACACATGGAGAAGAAAGGCAAGAATTAACTGATTTCATGGGAATAGAAAGGAGTTGCTGAATGTGGACATGGCAATTTGAACTAAATGATATTTTAACTACGCTCACAATAGTAGGTGTAGTTGCTGGGGCAGGGTATAGATTGTTGGTTATTCCTTTACTTGAAAAATTAGACCTTCAAAGAATGCAAGATAATCTGATGCTCCAAGAAAAAATGGGCGCGCTTACCGATACGTTGAAGGACTTGAAAGAAGAAATCAAACTTTCACGTGAGCAACGAACCAAAGCATACACAGAGCACGTAAAATTAACATCTCGTGTTGATGGTATCGAGGCTCGTGTTGATGATATTAAGGAGGAACTACATGAACATACCACCAAATCTCATCAGTACAGTTAAAAAATCATATCGATCCGTTAGTGGGGCCAATTTCCACCCTACAGGAATATTTGCTACCAGGGCGCTAGTATTTGTCATGCTAGTGCCTATTTTACTAGTTGTTAGCGAATACATTATGGTATTCATTCGTGGCTATGCTGACGATATGACAATAAAAATTATTAATACAGGGATAAATATTATCGACCATATATTTATCCCCAGTGTATTAACAGCCCTTGTAGGGTTCTTGGCACTTTGGATAGATAAGGACGGTAACGGTGTTCCCGACCAATTAGAAAAGGAGGATAAACGATGAAAGTATTTATTAATCCAGGACATGATATTAACTTAGATAGTGGCGCAGTGAATCCGGTGTATGGTACACGTGAATGCGACGTCGCTCGTGATGCAGGCAAGATGTTGGCCCGGTATCTCGAAACAGCAGGATGCGAAGTTCGCACTTTACAAGACGATGATTTAGGCCTTGTATGTTCTGAATCCGATTCTTGGGGAGCAGATATATTTGTATCGCTCCATTGCAATGCATTTAACACGCAAGCACGAGGGACTGAAACCCTCTATAAGTCCTTTAATGGGCAACGCTTGGCCAATGCTATCCAATCACAAATTATCCGCAGCATTAATACAGTAGATAGGGGCGTTAAAAAACGTGATGACCTTTGGGTCCTAAACGGCACAGATGCAACAGCGGTTCTTGTTGAAATGGCTTTTATTGACAATGAAGAAGACCATGCCATGCTTACAAATGATTTAGATACGATCGTCCGTGCTATTGCACGAGGTATTACCGATTACGCAGGAGGAATGTGATGTATGAAAGAATCAAAAGCTTATTTAATCGCACTCGTAACCGCTATATTCTTATCGGTAGTATTGTGTGCCTCGCCTTGCTTTGCATCGGATATATCCTCTACCAACCAGGCGGAGGGCACAATAACGATTCCCTTAACACAGTGGAACGAATTGAAAGCCAACAACGCGAAAGCGTTAAGCTTAATCGAGACATCCAGTATTCCATTGACCGAAGCTCAAAGCTTAGTCATGAAGCAAAAGGAAGAATTGAGCGAAGCGCACAATACAATATCGACATTGGAAACCGAATTGATGAAAGCCAAAATGCTGTCCATGAAGCAAGAAGTTACCTTGTCAGAAATGCAGAACTCATTGACCGAATTGAAAGGGCAAATAAACAACGACAAGAGAACAATCAAGCGTCTCCGGATGCAACGCAACCTATCCCAGGTAGTGGGAGCGGGAGCGATAATCGGAGTAGTAATTCATCGATGACTGAGAGGTGATCCATCTATCTCCTGAGCATGAGCAGGTGGACTCATGGATTGATAGTAATTAAGCAAAAGACCTTACTAGGAATACTTCTAAGTAAGGTCTTTTTTTTTGATTTTATTCGTGATTTATATATAATGGTATATATAATGGAGGTAGACCTATGATACAAGTATTTAGTCACAGAACGCATATCGACCAACGGACAGGTGAGACACGCGTAGTTTTTAATAGCGAAATCGGTGAGGCTTTAACTTATGAAGAAGCTTGGGGGATAATTTGTAATCACGACTTAGCGAGTGCCGGGCGTTTATTAATTGCGTATAAGCACGATTGGGAAACCTTTAATCTAGGTAGTAGATTCCCTAATTTTGAATGGCCTGAAAATATTAATTTCGTATATTTTACAGATGAAGCTACTTCGCCTGTTATACCGCCTAGCGCGTATACTGAAATTTCTGTTCAAGAATTAATTAGAATTCTGAAACTTCCATATAGATTAGAAAATACGGAAGATACAAGCTGTTAAAATGCTTAAAAATTTTTAAGGGTTGCTCAACTGTTGCTCAACTTTTAGAAGTTGAGTATGTAGATATGTTAGTAAAATAGAGGGTTTATATAATTTTATGAATATGTTATATAAACAGGTTAAATAGTGAGGTATTTATGAATCAATACATTAAATTCATACGTCATGTACTATGGGCCTGTTTTTTTGT